CCAAGTCTGGCATCGGCACCGTGCGCGTGCTGCCGTCTTGGAAGTACACCTTGCCGTTGTAGACGAACGTGCCATCCTCCTGCCAGCCGTACTGGCCTGGGATCTTGATGGCCTTCTTCGTGACGCTGGCATCCTCGATGCAAGCGCGGATGTACTCGAACAGGTTCTTGTCGTTGCCCGCGCCGAACGAGGCAATGATGTTCTGCTGCGCCAGCGTCTTCAGGCACTCGTCCTTGGACACGGTGTAGCGCTGTGCCATCAGCACGTCGATGGGAGCGCCGGGTCGGTTGGCGACCATGTGCACGGTGTGCTCACCGTCCTTGTTCAGCAGGTCCACGACGAACAGATCGTAGGGCACGATCATGATCTGATGCTTGCGCTTGGTGCCGTCAGCCTCCTCCACCATACGCTCGACAAACACGCCGCCCTTGGCCCCGTAGGAGTAGCCCTTGGGTGGGATTGGGCGTGTGACTGTGACCGGTGGTGCCTCGGGATCGTCCGGGTCCACGGGCGTGATCTCGATCTGCTTCTCGGTGTTGTCAGCCAGGATCTCGCGCCCAAGCGCCAGGGGGTTGGTGATCTTGCCAAAGTGCTTGCAGCCTTCGCAGATGCCCGGGTTCTCGCTGTCGAACTTCAGGCACGGGTACGGGCCCTTGATCTCGCGCAGCTTGGTCTGCATGCGCTCAGGCTCGTAGGGGTGCAGGCTGCTCAGCCAGATCGCTGCACGCTCACCATCCGCACACTGCTTGGCCTGGGACAGCCAGCCACGCCACTGGGGCTCCATGCCGTCATCAGCGGCGTGCTCAACGAAGTGCGCAAGCTGTGCGCAACCATCGCCTGCCGCCGTGCGCTGCATGATCAGCTTGAACTTGGTGACGCTGTTCTCCACCAGCTTGACGTTGCTGGCGACGGGTGCCTCGATGCGCTTGCCGGGGATGTCGAGCGGTGCGCGAGACGGTGTTGGTGCATTGACACTGGTCGGCCCCAGCGCTGCCGTGATGGCCTGCGCGAAGTCCTCGAAGCTGCATGCGGTGCCCTCGGTCATGATCTTGACCGAGCGTGGGGTGCCGTACTTCTTCTTGAAGTTGAGCGTGCCCGGGATGCGCAACACGCGGGCCGCGTCGGCGGTGACCGTCATGTCGATAGACAGCGCTTGCTGCTTGCACAGGCGCTTGAACGCCTCAGCCACAGGTTTCCAGATACCCACAGCAACGGGGTGCGTGAAGGCCCAGTAGCAGTGCAGCCCGCCGCCTGATGCGACGATCCACGGAGTAGCCAGCCCCTCAAGGCCTGTGGTCTCAAGGAAGCCACCCAGCGCTTGTGCCGCGTCTTTCTTCGTGGCGTACCCGTCCATGTCGATGAACATGGACCGCACGTACTCAGCGTTGTCTGCCGTGCGCTTGCCCGACTCCTCGAACGTCGCCAGCGCGAAATAGATGTCCTTGCTCTGTGTCAGCCATTGGTCAGCATGGCGCTGTACCTCCTTCAGATCTTCAACGAAAACGTGTTGCTTCTTCTTGGAAGACAACTCTGCTGCGCAGTAGTACCCAAAACCGGGTGGCGGAAGCACAGCCGCTAGAAACTCAAGCGGTTCCATGAAGCTCCCGGGGGGTTACTTGAGGTCGTCCAGCAGCGTCTCTACCGCCTTGATCAGCGCATCGCACCAGTCCTTAGGCAAGCCGTTGTCGTTCTTGAGGTAGGCATACCGGACCAGTTCCTCTGGCGTCAGGCTTGAAGGTTGAATTCCTTGCATATTTGCACCCATGCGGTTTCTGCGTTCTTGGCGGCTCTGAGGATCTCGATCAGGCGCTCGACGCGGGGTTGATACGGATTGAGAACATCGCCGCCCAGCATCCAGTTGTAGACGGTTTGGCGTGATGCCCCAGTGGCTTTGGCGAGGCGCAAGACGCTGAAGTCCAAGCTCACAGCAAGACGCCCGAGCGTATTGCCCAGGCTCTTGGGAGCGTCCTTCACCGCCAGCACGGTTTTGACAGAGTAGGTCATGGTGATATCTGATGTAGCACCGCTTTGGCATTTAGGTACGCTGCATGTGCAGCTTCGGCAGAATCAAAAACACCCAAATGCTTTGATTCCCCGTTCGCCCTTATTCGCGCATGGTAGCGGCCCGCCACTAACGCCACGCCCAGCAGCCCAGACTTATTGTTGCGCATAGCTTTTTTGCGATTCCATCCGTTTTCTGCTACGGAAACATCACGCAAATTCATTATGCGGTTGTCGCTTGGGCAACCGTTTATGTGGTCTATCTCTGCGTTAGGCCAGCACCCGTAAGTTATGAGCCAAGCAAGGCGATGCGCTTTGAACTCATAGCCTAACAGACGAATGCGCACATAACCTTTTGTATCCAATCGACCTGTAACTTGCCCAACTGCACGGCGGTGACCTTTGACTCGGTGCGTAAACAAACCCGTTACCGGGTCGTAACAAAGAAGTGCTAGCACTTCTTCTCTTGAAACTGCATTGTTGTACTGTTTCATTTGTGCTCCAAAAAATAGGGGCCGAAGCCCCTACCAGAGTTACCCCTTATTCATCATCCCATGCTTCTGCCAGCTTGGCAAGAGACGACTTGGGTGCAGCGGGTGCAGCCTTCTCTTCCTTGCGCACGGTTGGCTCGACGGTCTCTTCAGCCTCTTCCACAGGCTCAGCCTTGGCCTTGGGAGGACGGCCACGCCGGGGTGCAGGCGGCGGTGCCTCTTCCTCTTCTTCCTCAGCCGCAGGAGCGGGTGCGGGCTTGGCAGCAGCCTTGGGGGTGGGCTTGGTGCCCTCCAGCTTCATCGGCTCGACCTTGTCGGTCTGCGCCACGGTCATGGTGATCGCACGCTTGGCGTCCTCAGACTGACCCTGCTCCGCAGCCGAGGCGTACTCGTCCTCGCTCAACCAGCGCATCGGCTTGAAGAACAGCTTGGGGCTCTCCGACTTCGTGTCGAACTTCATGCGCGTGACCAAGGTCTCGGGAGAGACGCCCTGCGCAGCCAGATACCGGGCGTACGCTTGCAGCGGACGGTTGTCGCCTTCCTCCTTGCCGAAGATGGACGTGGCAGGCAACTGAAGCTGCATGACGTCACCGTCCACATCGTTCGCCAGCACCACAGCCAGACGCTGGCTGTAGCGGCAGGCACGGCTCTCGCCATTACCGGAGCCCTTCACGTTCTGCGGGCACGAGGCGCAGTTGGTGGCCTGGGGGGTGGCTGCGCTGGCATCGGGCTTCTCGCCGTCAGCCGACCAGCAGTCAGGGCCGCTGGGCGTGTCGCCGTCGTACGCCTTCATGTAGAAGGTGCGCCCGATCTTGGGGGCCGCGTTGACGACAACCACGTCGAGGAAGCGCTCATCAACAGCGGCAACTTCCTTGCCGTCCACCATCAGGCGGAACACGCCGCCCTTGATCGAGATGCGCTTGCCGCCACCACCGGCACCCCCTGCGAGGGACTTGGCGAGGGCAGACAGTTCGCCCTTCTTGGCGAACGCGGGAACGGCAGAGCCGGAGAAAAGTGCAATGTTGCTCATGTGTAGCCTTTCACTTAGTTGACGGTTTTCTCACAGAGATGTCGAACTCGGTGTCCGAGTTCAAACCTGGGGGGATGGCCCCAGGGTTTTCTTCCAAGAACAACTTCATGTTGGACTGGGCGATGCGCTTCTCCAGCAGGTCGAGCGCGTCGTGTTCCACCATGAACTTCTTGAAGCTGTCCCAGTCGTTGGTGTAGTACCGGGTCTTCTCCATCAGCGAGACGGTGCCGTGGTCGGTGCGCAGGGACTTGACCCCCGTGCCCCGCATGCGGTCCTTGATCTCGTTCTTGACGGACTGTTGCTGCTCCTTGATCGCCTCGATCTGGGCGTCGAGGTCTTGGATGGCCGAGCGCATCTTCATGTAGATGCGGACCAGCTTGTCTACGGGCAATTCGTCTTCCATGCGTTCTCCTTTTTGAGTTAGTGTCCAACACTGTACATTGTCAAACTGGCTTCGGCAACCCCCTTCCTGAAATTTCTTCTTCGAACAACTTGACCAGCAGGGCGTTGTCGTCCACCTTGCTGGACAGGGCCTTGAACATGCGCTTCTCGACCGGCGACCCCTCGATGTGGATCACGGTGACCTTGTCGGAGTTCTGCCCCTTGCGGTCGGCCCGGGCGATGCACTGCACGTACTGCTCCACGCTCATCAGCGGGCCGTAGAAGATCACGGTGTCCGCAGCAGTCAGCGTGATGCCGTGCGCTGTGGCCTGGGGCTGCATGACCAGCACCCTCGGGTTGGGCTGCGTCTGGAAGCGCTTGATGATGTCGCCTCGCTTGGTCGCCG